ACCCTGGCCTCCACGCCCACCTCCAGGACCTGGACCTGCCCCCGTCCTGCTGGGACATCTGGGCGGGCGCGCTGGGGCCTCGGGAGCGGCCACGGCAGGAGGATCTCCCGGACTTGAGATTGAGGAGCACACCCGGGCCGTGACAACCCTCCCTGTGGCGGCAGCACGGGCCACGGGCGGGGTCGGGTGACCAACGAGTCGAAGCAGAGGGCCGGAGGTCGCGCGGGGGCTCACCCCCCTGGTTCTCGCGTGGCCTCCGGCCGCTCCCCTGGTCCGGGGGGCAAGGGGGTCCGCATCGCTCGGCGGACCAAGCGCCCATCCCGCGCCGCCCCAGGCGCCCGCGCCGCCGCCGAGCTGCTCACCGAGGCCCAGGTCACCGACGGCCTCCGCCTCGACGCCGAGGACCTGGCGGTGCTCAAGCGGTGCTGCTCCCTGCGCCCGCCGCGCAACGCCGCCGCCATCGTCTCGGCCATCAAGGCCCGCCTCGAGTACTCCCAGCGCAAGCCCACCACCGCGGTCGAGCATTCCGGCGGGCTGCACCTGACCTTCGTCTCGGCCTACGCCGACCCGCCGAAGGAGCCGCCCGGTGGGTGAGGTCACCATCCGCGGGGCGCTGACCCCCAGGCCGCACCAGCGGGCCGCCCACGCACTGCACCTGGTCATCCGCTTCCTGGTGCTGGTGTGGCACCGCCGCGCCGGCAAGACCGTCTTCGCCATCGAGGAGCTCATCGAGGGCGCCATGGAGGCCACCGCGGCCGGCCGCGCCCACGCGCGCTTCGGCTACGTGGCTCCGCTCCTGAAGCAGGCCCGCGCCGTCGCCTGGGACTACCTCCGCCAGTTCACCGCCCACATCCCGGGCGTCCTGGTCAACGAGACCAACCTCGAGGTGACGCTGCCCGGCGGAGCGCGCATCCGGCTCTTCGGCGCCGACAACCCGGACGCCATGCGCGGCCTGTACTTCGACGGCGTGGTCCTCGACGAGGTCGCCGACATAAGGCCCCAGACCTGGGGCGAGATCATCCGACCGGCCCTCGCCGACCGCCAGGGGTGGGCCATCTTCATCGGCACACCGAAGGGCGTGAACCTCTTCAGCGACCTCTACCAGCAGGCGCTCAAGGGCGAGGACGGGTGGGGTTGCGACCTGCGCCGGGCCGACCAGACCGACGCCCTGGACCCGGCCGAGGTCGAGTCGGCGCGCCGACAGATGTCGCCGCCCCAGTTCGCCCAGGAGTTCGACTGCGATTTCTCGGCCGCGGTGGCCAACGCCGTTTGCCCGCTCGACGCCGTCCTGGCGGCGCAGCGCCGCGTCCCGCCTCGGGCGGTTGTGGACGCCAGCCCGAAGATCCTGGGGATCGACGTGGCCCGGGAGGGCGACGACCGCTCGGTCATCTTCATGCGCCAGGGGCCGGCCAGCTGGGAGCCGAAGGTCTTCCGCAAGCTGGACCTGATGGAGCTCTGCGGCCAGGCCGCCTCGGTGATCGCCAAGCACGAGCCCGACGCGGTCTTCATCGACATGACGGGGGTGGGGGCCGGCGTGGTGGACCGCCTGCGCCAGCTCGGCCACGGCGTCACCGGCGTCCACTTCGGCGCCGCCGCCCAGCCGTGGTCCGCGATGTGGTGGCGCATGGCGGACTGGATCAAGGGCCAGGGGTGCCTGCCCGAGATGCCGGAGCTCGTCCGAGACCTGACCGCCCCGACCTACCACCACCGGAACTCCGCCGGCTCGTGGCAGCTCGAGTCGAAGGACGAGATGAAGGACCGCGGAATCGACTCCCCCGACCTCGCTGACGCCCTGGCGCTCACCTTCGCGCTGCCGGTGGTGAAGCGCTCCCGCTTCCACGACCAGGACGCCGCCTTCGCGCACGCGCGCCAGGCCGCCGACTACCAGCCCGCCATCGGGTGAGGAGAGACCATGGGCGCCCCTTCCAGACCACGCCTCCCGCCGCCGCCGCCGCCCGCGCCGGACGTGGCCGACGAGGCCATCCGCAAGGCCCGCTCCGGCGAGCTCTCCCGCCAGATGTCCACGAGCGGCCGCAAGAGCACCTTCGTCTCCGGCCTGCTCGGCGACCAGCTCGCACCACCGTCCACGCCGAAGAAGCTGCTCGGGAGCTGACCAGGTGGACACCCCTCGCCAGCGCTTCGTCGCCCGCCTCGGTGGCCTAAAGAAGATCCGGGCGCCCTGGGATGACCGCTACCGCGAGGTGGGCGACTACCTGCTGCCCTGGCGCGTCGCCTTCAGCGGCACCGAGCGCATCAAGCGCACGGCCTCCGACAAGATCCTGGACCCCACCGGCACCTACGCCCTGCGGACCTGCTCCGCCGGCATGAGCGCCGGTGGAAGCGCCTCTCCACGCCCAACCCGAAGGACGCCACCAAGGCCGGGATCAAGACCTGGCTCTACGAGACCGAGCAGGTCATCGACTGGGTGCTCCTCAAGAGCGGCTTCTACGGGATCACCTCGGGCTCGGTCTTCCCCGACCTCATCGGCTTCGGCACCGCCGGCGTGCTCGCCGAGGAGGACGCCCGCACCATCGTCCGGTGGAAGCCCATCCCCCTGGGCCAGTACTGGCTGGCGGCCAACGCCGACGGCGAGGTCGACACCATCTACCGCGAGTTCAAGCTCACGGTGGGCCAGCTCGTCGGCGAGTTCGGCCTCGAGGCCTGCTCCGACCAGGTGAAGGACCAGTACCGGCGCGGCCAGTACGACGTCGAGAACAAGCTCCTCCACGTCGTCGAGCCCAACCGGCGCGACGAGCAGACCGGCTTCGAGGGCCAGCGGGCCGGCCGGTGGGGCTGGGAGGGCATGGCCTGGCGCTCGGTCTGGATGGAGGCCGCCTGCAACGCGCTCCACAGCCGCTACCTGCGGACTGCCGGCTACCGGGACTTCCCGGCCATCGTGCCGCGCTGGGGCCGCACCCAGCCCGAGGACGTGTACGGCACCGGCCCGGCCTTCGAGGCGCTGCCCGACATCAAGCAGCTCCAGACCATGACGCGGCGCAAGCTGCAGATGGTCGAGAAGCAGAGCGCCCCGCCGCTCACCGGCCCCGACCTGCTGAAGATCCCCAGCCAGATCCCGGGCAGCTACACCGCCATGCCCGCCTCGAGCTCGGCGGACCGGGTGACCCCCATCTACGTGCCCGACCACGGCGCGGTGAACCAGGTCCGCGAGGACATCACCGAGCTCCGCTACATGATCCGCGAGGGGCTCTTCGCCGACCTCTGGCGCATCATCACCGACGACGACCGCGCCCAGCGCTCGACCGCCGAGGAGGTCCGGGCGAAGCGCGAGGAGCGGCTGCTCCAGCTCGGCCCCGTCGGGACCAACATCGAGGAGGAGTACCTCCGCAAGGTGGTCGACCGGGCCTACAACCTGGCCGAGCGGGCCGGCTTCATCCCGGAGCCGCCGCCGGAGCTCGACGGCGTGGAGCTCAAGGTCGAGTTCCTCTCGATCATGTCCGAGGCGCAGCGGGCGCAGCAGATCCCCGCCATCGAGCGGACCGCCGCCTTCATCCTCTCCCTGGCCCAGATCGACCAGGAGGTCCTCGACACGGCCGACGGCGACAAGTTCGCCGAGCGGTACGCCGAGGTGGCCGGCCTGCCGCCGGACCTGCTCCGCACGCCCGAAGGCCGCGAGGCGCTCCGCCGGGCGCGCGCCGAGCAGCAGCAGGCCCAGGCCCAGGGCGCCGCCATGCAGGCCGCGGCCGCCGGCGCCAAGGACCTGGCCGGCGCCTCCCTCGAGAACGACAACGCCCTCACCCGGCTCATGGGCACCATGTCGCCCACCGCCGCGGCCCAGGCTGGCGCCGGAGGTGCGGTGTGAGCGGGACCAACGACCGCCGCCGCCACGCCGTCCAGGAGGACGGCCGCCGCCAGGCCGCCAAGCAGTGGCGCAAGGACGCCGTCGAGCTCCTGAAGCTGCCCGCCTTCCACCGCTTCATGGCCTCCCACTGGTACGGCGAGCTCGGCCTCGGCTCCGACCCCTGCCGGCCCAGCGCCTACGAGGCGCAGCGCGCCGCGGCGCGGGTGGGCGTGGCCGTCGAGCAGCGCCTCCGCCTCCTGCTCCTCGACGCCGCCGGCGTGCGGGCCATCGACCTCGCGCACCACGACCAGGTCGCCGTCGAGCTCGGCCTCGAGGACGCCGTCGACCAGCAGCCCACCGAAGAGGAGCACACCGATGCCTGACACCACCGAGCCCGCCAAGGACACCACCGCGGCGGCCCCGGCGGGCGACGCCACCGACAAGGCCGCGCCCCCCGCCACGCAGGACCCGAAGAGCACCACCCCCGACGCGAAGGCGGACGGGGCGAAGGACGCGCCCAAGGGCGAACCGGCCAAGGCCGACTCGTTCCTCGAGGCGACGACGAAGGAGGAGCCCAAGCCCGACACCGCCTCCAAGGATGCGGTGCCGACCTTCAAGCTCCCCGAGGGTGTCAAGGCCGACGAGCCGCTGCTGGCCGCGTTCGGTGCTGCCGTGAAGGAGACGGGCATGAGCGTCGACCACGCTCAGAAGCTCGTGGACCTCTACGCCAGCCACCAGGCGGAGCTCCAGAAGGCGGCGGAGAAGGCCTGGGGCGAGAAGCTCATCGAGAACCGCAAGGCGCTCGAGGCCCACCCGGAGATCGGCGGCACCAACCTGGAGAAGAGCCAGGCGGAGGCCAAGAAGGCCATCGTCTTCCTCGACCAGCAGCACAAGGGCCTCGGCACCAGGGTGGCCACGAAGCTGTCCCAGCTCGGCCTCGGCGACGACCCCGACCTGGCGCACTTCCTGACCCTGGCCGGCCGCTCCATGGCCGAGGACCGCACCGGCGACCGCAGCACTTCCACGCCCAGCCAGACGCCCGAAGAGGCGCGCATGGCGAAGCGCTACCCCACCATCAAGGGCATCCAGGCCGGCAAGGCCTAGCCCGCGCTGAAAGGACATACTCATGGCGACGGACAGCAGGCTCACCCTCCTCGACTACGCCAAGTCGAAGGACCCCGACGGGACCCAGGCTCAGGTCATCGAGCTGATGAACGAGTTCTCCCCCGTCCTCCAGGACGCCCCGGCCTTCCCGGCCAACGCGCCCTACGGCAACCGCACCACCCTCCGGCGCAGCCTGCCGGCGGTCGGCACGGCCAAGATCAACAAGGGCGTGACCAAGTCGAAGAGCGCCACCGACCAGCGCGTCGACGCCATCGGCTTCTTCTCGGGCCGCTCCGAGGTCGACGCCCGCATCCGCAAGGTCGAGGGCGACGCCGCCTTCGCCACCAAGCGGCGCGGCGAGGACATGGCCTTCGAGGAGGCCCTGGCCCAGCTCATCACCAACACCGTCTTCTACGGCGACCAGAAGACGGACGAGGCCAGCTTCGACGGCCTGGCCCCGCGCATGGGCGCGCTCGCCACCGCCATCACCGGCTCCCAGGTCCTCTCCCAGGGCTCGGTGTCCGGCTCCGACGGCTGCTCGCTGTTCGTGGTCGACTGGGGCGAGCGCGCCGCTCACCTCATCTTCCCGCCCAACACCGTCGCCGGCCTCGACGTGCAGGACCTCGGCGAGATCCCGGTGAACGACGCCGACTCGGCCAGCTTCCAGGCCGGCGTCACGGTCTACGAGTGGTTCGTGGGCCTGGCGGTGAAGGACCCGCGCCACATCGCCCGCCTCGCCAACATCGACCTCTCCGACGCCGGCGTCGACTCGCCGACCCAGGGGAAGCTCTTCGACAACCTCGAGAAGATCATGTCGAAGATGCCGGAGCCGGGCGGCAGCAACCGGGTCATCTACTGCCCGCTCAACCTGTACGCGGCCTTCCTCAAGCAGGCCCGCACGGTGAGCAACCTCGCCCTCTCCATGGGCGAGTACCTCGGCAAGCCGACCCCGATGTTCTGGGGCTACCCGCTGCGTCGCTCCGACCAGCTCTCCATCACGGAGGCCACCGTCAGCTAGTCGCTGGCGACGCCCTGAAAGGACACACGATCATGATCCTCGACTACTCCACCGAGTTCACCGCGGCCGGCGGCAAGGCCGTCACCAGCCAGTCGGCCGAGATCCAGGCCAACACCCTCCACAGCGACCAGGCCAAGGACTGGGGCGCGGGCGAGCTCGTCAAGCCGTACATCCGCGTCACCACCGCCAACGCGGCCAAGCTCACGTCGCTCGACGTGTTCATCAAGGCCGCCGACGACGCCTCGGGCACCAACGCCGTGACGCTCTCGACGGTGAACATCCTCAAGGCCGCGCTCACCAAGAACGCCCTCATCTACCTGCCGCCGCTCCCGCCCGGCACGTCGAAGAAGGAGCTCATCGCGGTGCTCACCGTCAACGGCACCGCCGAGGACGCGGGCACCAAGGTCATCGTCGGCCTCACCGCCGGGATCGACGGCACGCCCCAGAACGGCGTCAACAGCATCTAGCCCCACCTGACGGGGGCGGCGCACGGGCTCGACCTTCGGGCCAGCCACGGCGCCGCCCCTGTCTCCCCACTCGGAGACCTCCACCATGGCCGCCCAGTACATCGTCACCGCCGACCCCGGCAGCTTCGTCCCCGGCGTCGGCTTCGTCCGCGTCACCGAGAAGTACACCGCGCCCCCGGGCCACATCCCGTCCCGCACCGCGCTGCCCGTCAACGCCGAGGCCGCCGCCGAGCTCAAGAAGCTCCAGGCCGTCCTCCAGGCCGACGCCAAGAAGGTGCTCGAGGACGCCAAGGACGGCGACGAGGCCGAGAAGAAGGCGGCCCGCACCCGCGCCAAGACCCTCGAGGCGCTCGCCAAGGGCATCCGCACCGACCCCGTGGTCATCGAGCAGAAGGCCCCCACGAAGGAGGCCGGCATCACGCTCGAGCAGCTCGGCAACCTGACCGCCGGTCTCGAGCAGGCCCCGGGCGAGAAGCAGACCCGCAAGCTGTAGCCGGAGGCCTCCATGGCGGAGAGCGACGTCGACATCTGCAACCGCGCGCTCTCCTCCGTGGGGGTGACCGCGCTCATCGAGTCCCTCGACCAGGCCGGCAGCCTCGAGGCGGAGCAGTGCCGCCTCTGGTTCGCGCGGCTCCGGGACGAGCTCCTCCGGGACCGCGTCTGGAAGTTCGCCACCCGGCGCGCCGTCCTGGCGCTGGTGGCCGGCGAGACGCGCACCGACTGGACCTTCGTCTACGCCCTCCCGGACAACTGCCTCAAGGCCCGGCACCTGATCCAGCCCGGCGGCCGCAGCCCTTGGGTGGTGCAGGGCCAGCCCTGGACCTACTACCAGGGCGCCACCGCCTTCACCGGCGTGCCGGCGGCCACCCGCACCCTTCCCATGGACATCGAGGCCCGGGTCGACACCGACGGCAACGTCATCGGCAAGGTGCTCCTCTGCGACATCGAGGACGCCGAGTTGGTCTACACGGTCCGCGCCGAGAACCCGCAGGCCTTCGACCCGGACTTCGAGGCGGCCCTCGAGCTCCTCCTGGCGTCGAAGCTGGCCCTCTCCCTGAAGAAGGACAGGGCGCTGTCCCGCTCCCTGGCCCAGGAGGCGGAGCTCGCCTGCCGGAAGGCCGGGGCCAACGCCGTCAACGAGACGGTGCCCGACCCCGAGGGCGCCTCCTCCTTCGAGAGCTCGAGGTACTAGGTGGCCGAGTTCCGCCAGACCAGCTTCGCCGGCGGCGAGTTCGCCCCGACCCTGTGGTCGAGGCACGAGCTCGAGCGGTACGGCACCGGCCTGCGGACGGCGCGCAACTTCCGCCCGACGGAGCACGGCGCCCTGGAGAACCGGGCCGGCCTGGCGCTGTGCGAGGAGACGAAGGGGAGCGCCCGGGCGCGCTTCATCCGCTTCGTCTACTCCGACGACCAGGCCTACCAGCTGGTCTTCACCGACCAGTCCGTGCGCTTCATCTACCGCGGGGCCTACGTGGAGTCGGCGCCCGGGGTGCCGCTCGAGCTCGTCACGCCCTACCTCGAGGCGGACCTCGCCCGGCTGAAGTTCAGCCAGAGCGGCGACGTGGTCACCATCACGCGCCGGGGCTACGCGCCGCGCGAACTGGTGCGGAGCAGCCACACCTCCTGGGCGCTCAACCTGGTGGACTTCACGGCCGAGCCGGCGTGGTTCCCCATGGCGCCCGCGGTGGTGTCGTCCTCCCTGACGAACGACGACGCCACCCACCCGCTCAAGAGCTGGAAGTGGCAGGTCACCACCGTCTACCGCGACGCCCTGGGCCGCACCTACGAGAGCGCCCCGGCCGACGTCGACTACCAGCGGAGCGTCGCCTACCCGGTGTGGGTGGCCGGCCGCTGGTACGTGGTCGGGGACATCGTCTATTACCTCGACCGCCCCTACACGGCGACGGCCGACCACTCCTCGAGCGGCGTCTTCGGCACGCCCGTCTACCTGACCGGGCTCTGGACGGCCGGCGCAGTCGGTCCCAACGCCACGGAGTTCAAGGTGGCGCCGGTCGACGTGGTGCTCTACCCGGACCGGCCGATCACGGTGACCTGGACCGGCGAGGGCGTCGACGGGTCGACCTTCGACACCTGGGACGAGCTCATCGCCTACACCATCGGCGACTTGGTCACCGACGGCGTCGGCTTCTACGTGGCCCTGCTCGACTCGACGGACAAGGCGCCATCCTCCAACCCCACCTACTGGGACCGCCTCGACTTCGGGCTGCGGACCATCGAGGTGGTGGCCCGGCGCATCTACCGCGGACGCGACGGCGTCTTCGGCCTGGTGGGGGACGTGGGCGCTGACGCGGTGGAGTTCACGGACGAGGGCCAGGTGCCTGACTTCTCGGTGGCCCCGCCGGCGAGCACCGACCCGTTCGCGGTCCACGCGGTCGACGGCTCGGTGGCCAGCCACGACTACCCGGACGTGGTCACCTACTTCGGCGGCCGCCGCTACTTCGCCGGCCTCGGCCGCATCCAGGGCTCCTGCGTCAACGACTACGCCAAGTTCGACACCTCCCCGGTGGTGCGCGCCGACGAGGCGGTCGACTTCACGCTGGCCAGCCGGGGCTTCGAGGAGATCCGCTCCATCGTCGACCTCGACTTCCTGGTGGTGCTCACCGCCTCGAGCGAGTGGGGCGTGCGCGGCGCGAGCGGCGGGGAGTCCGAGGCCATCTCGCCGACCTCCATCCTGGCGAAGCGCGGCAGCGAGCTCGGCTCGAGTTGGCTCGACGCCCTGGTGGTCGACGACGCGGTGCTGCACGTCCAGGCCAAGGGCGGCCGAGTGCGCGAGCTCTCCCCCGACGGCGCGCGCTTCAAGGGCGCCGACCTGAGCATCTACGCCCGCCACCTCTTCAAGGGCCGCACGGTGGTGGACTGGTGCTACCAGGAGGACCCGGAGAGCACGGTCTGGCTGGTGCTCGACGACGGCACATTCCTCTCGTTCACCTACAACCGGGCGCAGCAGGTCTGGGCCTGGGCGCGACACGACACCGACGGCCTCGTCGAGGCCTGCAGCTGCATCCCGGAGGGCACCGAGGACGCGCTCTACCTGGTGGTGGCCCGGACGGTGGGCGGCGTCACCCGGCGCTTCATCGAGCGGATGTCCACCCGCCTGGTCCTCGACGTGCGCGAGGGCGTCTTCCTCGACTCGTCGCTCTCCTACGACGGCCGGAACACCACCGCGAAGACCATGACCGTGACGGGCGGCTCGGCCTGGGAGCCGGACGAGCTCGTCACCGTGACCGCCTCGGCCTCCACCTTCGCCGCCTCCAACGTCGGCGACGTGGTGGTCATCAACCCGGACGGCGACGGCTCGGAGGAGCTCGGCTCCCCGGTCCCCCTGGTGATCACCGCCTACACCAGCCCCACCGTGGTGACCGCCCGCCTCGACGCGCCGCTGCCGGCGGCCTACCGAGCGGCCGCCACCACCAGCTGGGCGATCGCCGTGGACGCCTACGACGGCCTCGACCACCTCGAGGGGCGCGAGGTCTACGCGCTCGCCGACGGCATCCCGGCCGGCCCGTTCACCGTCACCGGCGGCGCCGTCACCCTCGACGACCCGGCCGCGGTGGTCCACATCGGCCTGCCCTACGACCAGGAGGTCGAGACCCTCGACTTCCTCGGCCCGCCGAAGACCCAGTGGAAGGCCGTCGAGAAGGTCATGCTCGAGGTCGAGGCCAGCCGCGGCGAGCTCCAGGTGGGCGAGAGCCTCGACAGCCTCTACACCTGGCGGAACCGCCGGGTGGATCACGGCTACGGCGTGGTGCCCCTGGAGACGCTCGACGCCGAGGTGCGGGTCTCGTCGAAGTGGCAGCGCGCCGGCCGGGTGGCGCTCCGGAACTCCGAGCCCACCCCGGTGACCATCCTCGCCGTGACCCGGGAGGTGGCCCTTGGCGGGAAGTGAGATCGTCATGGCCCCGGCCAGCTTCGACCACGCCCAGGCGCTGGCTCGGCGGATGCGCCAGGAGGACGCCGCCGAGGTGCTGGCGTCCGGCGGGTACACCCCGCTCGAGGCGGTCCTCGACGCCATGGCCATGTCCAGCGAGAGTTGGGCGGCCTACGCCGGCGAGGAGCTGCTCGGCATTTGGGGGGTCGTCCCGGGGGCCTTCCTCGAGGGCGGCGCCATCCCCTGGCTGCTGACCACCGAGGCCGTGCCGCGCCACCGCCGGGCCTTCCTGGCCACCTCCAGGCGCGTCGCCGACTACCTCGTTGAGCGCTACGGCGCGCTCACCCAGCAGGTCGACGCCCGCTACGACGGGGCGCTCCGATGGGCGGCCCGCATCGGCTTCGCGGTGGAGGAGCCGGCGCCCTTCGGGCGGGCCGGCCTGCCGTTCTGCCGCATCACCATGAGGAGGGAGACCAATGTGTGAGCCAGCCACCATCGCCATGATGGGCGCCGGGAC